CAAAGACTAATTTAGGGAAGTCGGGTGGGCCGTCAACGATAATAAACGCAACGTTGCTAGCCAAGTATTCGCTGTCGCCTATTTCGCCCTGGCGCATAAACACTTTGATCGGGTTGGCTGGCACAATCGTTTTCATTTAGGTTTCCTTGCTAGTCGGGTGGATATGAAGTCAATGTCTTTAGGCCGCCACACGTGGACTTCCATGCCTGCTTCAGACAACTTGCCGAACCATACTTCTTGGCTGGTAGATAGTTTCCCGATACTGCTTTTAAGCTCGGCAAATATGACGCCTCGATTAGCATGACACAGCACTAGATCAGGGAAGCCAGGGTGACCGGTCAACGGTGTTTTCCACACGCCTGGGCGTATCTCTACCGCTCGAGTGTGCATAACAAGCCAGCCGTGAAGTTTGGCAAGCATGATGACTTGAGACTGAAAGTAAGACTCTTTCATTATGCGACCAGCTCTAAATCAAGTATGTGCTTTAGCTGCGTTCGTGGCAGGGCGTAGCCTTCCGTGTCCTCGTAAGTCAACACGCCTCTAGTCCTGACGTTTGCTGCTGTTTCCCAACCTGCAATGACAACTAAATTGTTTTCTAAGTCAACTATGCACAGAATATAAATGTTGCCTCTGTCTTTACCTCTGACAACTAGCTGGTAATCGTTAACCTTTTTGCGTTCAGTTGCCCGCACTTCAAAGCCTGAAACGTCGCCTTGATCAGTGTGTTTTTCTTGGCCTGTCCATTCCAAACCTAGATAGATCGCCACAGCAAATTCTGCGCACACGCCTATCTGGTCATAGATAATTCGTTGCTCAGGTGAGCAATACCATTTGTCTTGCTTACTGTGCAGGGCGTGGTTATCGGTGCGTATTTGCGCTTCGGCAATACAAGTGTCAACCTGCATTTGTGTCAGTTGTACGGTTGGCATTACTTGACCGACATTCTTTTAATAATGACGTTGGCTTCATTCCAGTTAGCAGGCACAGCGCCGCCGTAACCCAGTTCGGATAGTTCCTGCAACTGTTTCTTAGACACAGGCCATACCTCTTTGTTTGGCATGTCCACAATGATCTTAGGTTGTCGAGGTGCAGGCGCTGGCGTCTCGCCCTGGCGGTTTTGTACTTCCTCAAAAGACGCCATTTTGCTAAACGGAATCATCATGCCCAAAGCCCTACCTAAAGCGCTGGTGCTGCAGTTCATCATTTCGGAATTTCGTACATAAGGCGTCGTGCCGGGGAAGGGTTCCCAAGCTGTAGCGACACAAGGCAACAGGTCTAGCAGGTCACGGTAAACCTTGACGGTGACGCTAATAAAAGTTCTGTCGCCAATGGTGATGACTTCGGCTGGTGTCTCGACGACTCGTAGGTCAGGCCATTTGTCAAGCGCCAGACGAAAGCGTGTCGGGACGTCTACATAGTCGCCCAAGTTCATTTAAAAGCTCCTAAGCAACAAGCGAAAAGCACTACAAACGCCATGATAATAAAATAGTCGCCTAGTCTCATTTAAAGCCGCCAAGTCTCATAGCAACAATGGTGTCTTGTGATGTCTTGGTCATGTTGCTGAGATAAATACCGTGTTCTTCGGCGGTGTACGCCAACTCGTAAAGGCATTTGCGGAGCTGGTCTATATCTGATCTCATTTGTTCTATCTGCCAGGCTGCCGCTTTCATAGCGATATCGGCTTTGCTGATCGCTGCCGATAATTCTTGCATTTGGTCATTCATGTCGGGTTCCTTTCGGGTTGTCGGGTATTGGTGAACATATCACGCCGGTACAGCACAAAGCCACGATCGTTTCAATTCTTGCCTTCGGCGTTCTGTCGTGCCAGCCCAAATGCCCGTTAACTGTTTCTCGCCGAAGGACATCGCATACACAAAGCAGTCGCTGTACACAGGGCAGGCGTCGCATATCGGTTTAATGATCTCAAGGTTCTTTTTGCTGTCTCGAGGATTCGTCGGGAAGAATAAGACTGTAGGTGTGTCGTGACAGTTGGCGAAGTCTTGCCAAGCGGGACGGTCGCCTAACATTTGATCGCCCAGGGCGTCCAGCCACATTGGTTATTAGCCTCTCGGCCCGAGTACAACAGCCAAGCAAACCTCAAATTGGCGGTTGGGTCTTTCATGTCCTCATGGGTCCAGCCTAGATCGTCCAGCCATTTAGTGTGTATTTCGTTGATCTGAAGCAAACCGTGATCAGGTCCTGAGTCTGCGTCAGCTGTACAACGGGACTCACGCCACATAATTCGGTCAAGGGTTTTAAGGATTACAGGGTTATCGGGCCAACCCTGGCTAATCGCCAAAGGTAGCCAAACGCCACATTTGTAAGAGGCAAAAGCGTCTACGACAGCAACAGTCGTTTCAGGCAAGGGAGGCGCTGTAGAGGCGTTTAAAGCGTCTATACGGTCAATCTGTTGCTCAGGGCTGAGTATCTCAACAGTGTTGTAGGCAGGTACGGCTAGCGGAGCGTTGTCAACGGGCGGGGAACCGCCGCCATACGCCACCGCTAACCCTGTAAAGGTCAAAGCCAAAGCCATCAGAAATTTGTACGGGTTCATTTTGTCTCCTAGTCGGGTTAGGTCGGGATATGTCTACCGAAAGGGTGACGTCAAGTCAAGGACCCTTCATTATTGTCTCAAAGGCGTGTCGCACGATGTCAGGGTGATCTGCCAATAATGGCGATATCTCAACGTGGACCCAAGTGCCGCCTTTACTGCCGATCGTGTTCTTTTCGTACACAAGCCAAGCGTCACGGCTCGAGCGGTACCCGGCACCAAAGCCAAACTTTGACGGCTTGTAAGTGTTGGCGTAGTCATGTATTTCTTCTATGCCGAGAATGTCTCTGTGCTTAAAGAGAAAGTCAATGAGCTGGTAACGCTGCTTAACCGTGCCGCTAAGGTCAAACGCCCGCCAAGTGCTATGCACAGAGAGCACAGGTGTTTTAGACGGACTGCCTTTCACAGGACGGTTAGCGTAAATACCAAGACTGGTCACACCAAACAGGTAGCAGCAATAGTCCTTAAATACTGTGGTGCCTTCTCGAGGCTGCGGGTGCGGCCCGTCTTTGTTCCCCGTGTAGGGCCTAATGGTCATTTGCGTCCAAAGATAGGCGGTACGTTTTCACCATTTTTGGGGCGTATGGAATTTCCGACGCTGTACCCGACAATAGTGCCAAGGATTCCTGTGCCAGCTGACTGGTCTATTTTGCCGATAGCCATCAGTACTGTAATGCACACCATTGCCATTAAAACAATGAGCGCTTTAGGCGGGTTGGTGATGTTCATCAGGCACTTATTTCTAGAAGGGTGATCGTTGACTGAGGTATGGAACTTAACTGCACTGCTACTAATGCTGAAGCATTAAAGTTTGCAAACTGTGTCTTGTATGTTGTCGCAGCTGTTGTCGCTGGTGAATCAAGAAAAACGGTAGAAAAATTCCCGACGTTTTCCAATGCCGTGTTTGTGTATAACCCAACATAAACAAACTGTTGAATAGTTGTAGCGCCGCGAACTAAATACAGATTTATAGCGTTTTGACTATTGGCAGGAGTTTTTTCACAACCTGCTTGATTGACCATAACAAGTATTTTGCTGGTATTAAACTGCGGCGTAATGGTTGCCGTCAATCCTGTGTCCGCAACAGTAGTCGTTGAGTTTGTGACTGCTGTTGACGTGACGCCTTGGACGACTTGCAAAATACGAAAACCGCCTCTAATCAAATTCATATTTGCCGCAGTCAAAATATCGCCGGCAACGAACGCTGTTGGGAGATTGGTTGGGGTAGCCATAATGTCGTCCTTAGAAAGATAGAAGGTTGTTGTTGAGAGTACCAAAAATAGCGTTGTTAAGTGTCAAATACTGGTTGCCGTCGGTGGCTTCAAAGGTGTAGCTGATGATGTGGTTGCCGGGCGTAATGCTGTGGCTGATACCCGAAATAATCAAAGTTTGGGAATCTGTCAAAGGTGTACCTGTGACAAAGTTCTTTTGCACTGTCGTCACATTGGTTAAGTCAAGGCTAAACAGCAGGTTTTGGTTAGCAGTTGATAGCGCTGCCATCTGTGTAGACAGGCCCGTGTAACGTAAAACGGGGTCTTTGTATTTGCCTAAAAGATAGTTGCCTAAAGCGGCGACTTCGGCGGTAGTTGAGTTAAGTAGATCAAGTAAGGCGTATTGTTGAGCCTGATAAAGGGCGATTGAAGCGCTGTTGCTGGTTGACTGTACGGCCCCAGCTGGCGACTGGGTGACAATAAAGTTGTATAGCAGTTCGTCGCCAAACTGGTTGATTAACGTCTGATATGGGATAGCTGTACCTGTCGTGTTAAAAGTTGCTGAGGCGACAGGGTTAAGGACGCTCGACCGACCTTTAAAAGTCAGTGTGCCACTAGCAGACATATACAGGTAACCCTGCTCCGACGTGGTGACCAGTTGCAGATAGTTGAGCAAATTTGTGTCTTGGGCGATAGAGAAACTTGCTGAGGCTGCTGTGCCGCCAAGAGTAGATGAGCCTGTACCGATTGACTTGGCTCCCTGATATGCAATCTCGGAGTAAGCCAAAACGGTTGATACTCGAGTGCTAGATAGTTCCGCTGTCGTCGTATGAGCGTTTAACTGTTGGTTGGCTAGGACCGTAAAGTTGTCTGAGCATGAGGCATACATGACGTCTTTGTTTGCCATGTCATAATCAAGATTCCAATCTGTTATCAGCCCGGTGTAAATCGGTACGCCGTTAGCGTTAATGATGACAGGGCAGCGAGGCAACACAAATGGGTAGTAAATGCTTGCTGTGTTTAACGGGTCAAGAATTCTAGATTCGTTATAGAAAGATATTGTTGCTGTGCCAGCGTTAAATTGGTCTAACTGACGGTTACGGCCTCTAGTAATGTTGACGCTTTGCACAAGGGTTGTCAGATCAGCAAAAGCAAGACCGCCGAGCGTGCCAGTGTTTAATAGGCCGTAAGTAGCGTTGTCTAATTGGAATGGGTTACCGAAGCCTGTTGTCGTTTGGAATCCGACAAGGACTTGAATCGTGGGCGCTGCCATTATGCGGCCGCAAACACTTGCCCGGACGAACGCTCAGCTTTTTGTATAGCAGCAATGATGTCCTGTCCTATTTGAGCGCCTGTGGAGACAAGGCCAGCGTTGACAGTAACATTGACGCCGCCCATACCAGCAGCGCCGCCCACGCCACGATTATTGCTAGACAGGTCTGGCGCTTTCATGCCGCCCATACCTCGATCATTGCTAGACTTGTCGCCGCCCTCGCCACCAATGCCGCTTAAACTAATTTTGTCTACGGTGTCAATGCTGATGCCTGGCACAAAATTCAACGCCCGAATAATTACGTTAATTCCCATAATAAAACCGTTAACCATTGTTTCAACATATTTAAGAATGCCGTTGACAACAAACCTGACAACATCTCGGAAACCTTCAAATTTTTTGTAGGCCTCAACAATTGCAATTCCTAAGAAAACAAAGCCAGCGATCATGGCTACGGCAGGGTTTAACGCCATAGCCGCATTAACTAGAAGGATAGAACCAGCCAAGACGCCCATGCCAACAATTACTGCTGTCAGTAGGCCAGGGTTTTTTTGCGCCCAATCTGCAAATTTTTCTAGGACGGGTTGCAGTTTTTCCATAATTGGCAAGAACGCCATACCAATAGATTCTTTTGTTTCGTCAAACGCTATGCCAAGTTTTTTCATGCCACCGGCAGCGGTGTCGGCGGCCGCTGTGGCTGCGCCACCAAAGTTAGTTTTCAGAACGCCTAGAACCGTGTTTAAGTCTGCGCCTTCGCCAACCAAAGTTTTAAGTTCAGGCGATAATTGCGATAGTGGCCGCATGTTGCCCTCAAAGGCTTTTGCTAAGGCTTCAGTAACAGAACTAAGGTCTTTACCTGTAGCAGCAGAAACGTCTAAAGCAACGTTTAACAGTTCTTGTGCTTTTCTAATGTCGTTAGTCGCAACAATTAACTTTTCAAACGCTGGACGGGCTTCATCGTCGGACACGGCAACAGACTTGCCCAGGCTTTCAATATATTCTTCTACAGCTGCAATCTGTTTATCAGTTGCGCCAGTAGACCTTCTTATTTGTCCAGCAAGCGCTTTTTGTGCAGCCTGATCTTCAATGGCGGCTTTAGTAGCGGAACCGATAACAGCGACGACAGCACCCAAAGCTGCAGCGGCAGGGACAGCGGCTTTCTTAATGGCAAATTGGGCACGTTCGCCCGCGGTTTCTAGTTTTTTAAATTCTTTTAACGCCTGCTTAATACCTGTGTCTTTAAATTCTGTAATAAGTGGGATCGTTATGCCAGCCATGATCAGTACCTTAGTTTCTTATTTGTTTTCTCGTTCACATAATCCACCAGCTCGGCAAGATTCTTTGTGACTTCATCTTCTTTGCTTTCAGCAGCAGGCCACATAGTTCGGGACGCTTGAGCGAAAAGGTCTAACTGTCGTGACAACCTATTTGGGTTTTTGCGTCCAGCAATGTCAAAAACGGCAGGTGCAATTTCTCGTTGAGTTACAGTCAAAAAGGCTGTCTTGCTAGGGCGTACTTGTACCTTGACGCCTTTAACCGCTTTGCTTTGCGACCAGCCAGGGACAACTCGACCTTTCTTTTTGCCCCAAGGACGTGCCAAACCAGACAAAGGTGCAAAACCGTTACGACTAGACGCCTCATTCAGTCGGGCCTGAGCGTCATTAACTATGGGGTCAACAGCAAACTTGGCTTTAGACCGAAACTCTTTAAAGATTGCAGGCTCAGTCTTTTTAAGCAGCTGTACGGTGTCTCGTATCCCAATGACTTCTACGTTGGTTTGTACGCCCGACATGCCTATTTCCTCTGGTCATTCATTATCTTAAAGACTGTAGCAAGGTCGTTATGCTCAAAAGGTATGTTTGGCGGCCAGTAGCCAGTTTCCACTAGCAGGACGGCTAAGGCGTAGCTGTAGTGGCCTCTGCGAAAGGGGTATCGGCCTCAGTGTCAACTACTTCAAGCAGCAACAGTTTCTTTATGAAGTCGTCTAGGACTATCGGTACAACAACGCCGTTTTGCTGTAACGCAGTGTGAGCCATAAAAGCAAGATCTTCCATGCCGATACCGTTGGCGATGTTGCTGGCTTTAGTTTTAAACTTGCGTTCCCAAGCAACGATAGTGAAAAGGTTTGTGGAGACTTCTATTGGGCCGTCGCCTTGGTCAACTCTAAGGGTTAGTTTCATGTCGGGTCCTTTTGTTAGGGGTTAGATCAGCTTGTAGCAGTAGTGAGTGTGCCACCTTGAAAGGTCAGCGAAACTGTGCTTAGTTCTCCAAGCGTGGCGTTAATCATCGGCATTTCTGCAAGGTAGCAGTTAGTCAAAGTAAATTTTGGCGCCGTCGCTGTAGGAGTCGCAAGGCCAGCAGCGGTAGGCGAGATCGTGACGGTTGTCTGTGTACCGACTAAAGCCGAAAGGGTTACCCAAGTCTCTGAGGCCGCATAGGACATGAACAGCTCTACCTCAAAGGTGTGGTCTGTCATCCCAGTGACATAGAAGGAATCCGTAGACCCGAAGGCACTGCTGTTTTGTGGCTGTGTCACCTGAGTCATGGTGGCGCTAGTGCATTGGTCGGTCAGGTTCACAGCGTTAATGGTGAGCGCTGGATTAGAAAGGTAGGTGCTGGTTGCCATGAGTTAGTCCTTTGGTTCGTCGGTAGTAGTTTTAGCAGATTTTTTGGTACTAGTGTCCACCACAAAACCGCCAGCAATCAGCGCTTCAATGTTTACGCCTTCGCCCGGCACAAACTCGTCGCCCGGTGTACCTACTCGAGGTGAAACAATCTTGTAGATCATGGGGCCGCCTGTGCTTGTAGGGAGATATCTAAATCGTAGCAGGGGAAGTCTTGACCGCCGATAGAAATAAAGCCAGGGCGCCCAGCTGTGACAGCAACTTTTTTAGCGAGCATTTGAGCCGTAATACTCAAGATGTTTCGCATAGCGTCAAGGTTGCCCGGTCCTAGCGAGATCAC